AAAGACCCACGTCTTGTTTTTGGACGAGGCGGGTAAGTTTGAGAAGGGTATTGATATCCGAGAGGTGTGGCGCATCCACAGAACCTGTCTGCTGGTAGGTCGTCGTATTATCGGAAAGGCCCTTGTGGGTTCTACCGTCAATCCACTGGATAAAGGAGGGCGTGAGTACCGCGACCTGTACTACGATTCAGACCCCAGAGACCGCAACGAGAACGGTCGCACAAAGAGCGGACTTTATGCTATCTTCATTCCAGCATACGAAGCATTGGAAGGATTCTTTGACCCATACGGTAATCCTATCGTTGAAGACCCAGAGAAACCCGTCTTAACTGAGGATGGCACATTTACTGATATAGGAGCAAAGACATTCCTCAAGAACGAACGAAAGGGCCAGCAACACAACAGCTACGAACTTAATGAAATTATTAGGCAGTTTCCCTTTACGGAGGATGAAGCATTTAGGGACTCTACAAAAAGCAGTCTATTTAATATTCAAAAGATATACGAGCAGGTTCAGTATAACGACGATCTGTATCCAAATCCTGTTGTTATTGGGAACTTTGTTTGGAAGAATGGAGAACAGGATACAGAAGTTCTGTTCCGACCCGACCCAAATGGGCGGTGGCGTATTGCGTGGCTACCTCCAGCTAATATGCGCAATCAAAGGAAAGAAGAGTACGGTAAGCGTGTTGCTCCTAATAGTCTTTATGGATGTGGTGGCGTTGACTCTTATGATATTGATACTACTGTAGACTACCGCTCCTCAAAGGGTGCGTGCCATATATTCAACAAGTTTAATATGGAGCATCCAAGCAATATGTTCGTTGCTGAGTATGCATCACGTCCACCACTGGCAAAAATCTTCTATGAGGATGTATTGATGGCTGCTGTCTTCTACGGATATCCTATCCTTATAGAGAACAACAAGTATGGCATTGCCAGATACTTCGAGTCCCGTAATTACGATGGATATCTGATGGATAGACCTGCGCATCTTGGTGCTGGAACAATGCACGTAAAGGTCAAGACCAAAGGCATACCATCTAACTCTCAAGACATTATCCAAGCTCACGCCCAAGCTATTGAGGCTTACATCCACGACCACGTGGGAGTAAATAACAATACGGGCGAGTATGGAAAGATATATTTTAATAGAACACTGGAAGACTGGATCAACTTTAAGATAGACGATCGTACAAAATTTGACTTGTCCATCTCAAGTGGTCTGGCTCTTTTAGCTGCCCAAAAACAAGTAAAACAAAAACCTAAATCCGACTTTGATAGCAAGGTGTTTTTCAGGAAGGTACGCTCAATCACTCGGTAATTGTTATTTGTATCTTTGTCCATAAAGTATTTACTACGGAATGGACTATACTGGAAAATCATCAAATTACGAGTCTATTTTCCCAGATCCGTTAGCAGAGCAGCCCCAAAAGCTCACAAAGCAGTACGGGCTTCAGTACGCTAAGGCGATCTACTCCCAATGGGGAGGTGTGGAAATTGATGGCTCCCTGTATGCGAAACGCTGGCGGGAATTTGAAATTTCACGAGATTATGCTAACGGCACCCAAGACACTTCAATCTATAAGCAAATTCTTACATCTCTGGACCCTAACAACGGTGACGGTGCTCTACTGTCTCTGGATTGGACTCCTGTTCCTATTGTCCCAAAGTTTGTAAAGATTGTAACGAACAAAATTCTCTCAGCCAAGATGTATCCAAACGTCGAGGCTATCGATCCTCTTTCTCGCAACGAAAAGGACATTGAGAAGAACAAGATTAAGGTTCGCGTAGAAAACCGCGACATCATCGAAGAAGCAAAGGCTGCTGGCCTTAAGGTCAAGATGGATCCCGCTGAGCTTCCCGATACCCCCGAAGAAGTTGAAATCTTCTTGGAGTCAAACGTAAAGACCGCTGCAGAGATTGCTGCACAGATTGGTATCAACCTCTCCCTGTCTTGGAATGACTTTGATGAGCGTATCTATCGCCGTAACGTAGAAGACCTCGTTACTGTTGGTATGGCTGTTGTCAAACGTGAAAACGACCCTAACTATGGCATTGTCACCAAATACGTTGACCCCGCTTACTTTGTGCATAGTTACACTGACGACCCGAACTTCTCCGATATCGTATACGCTGGTCACATTCAGCGTCTGTCTATCTCTGAACTAAAGCGTATTGCTGGCGATCAGTTTACCGAAGAGGAGTACAAGAATATGGTCCGCACGGTGATGAACCGCTACGGCAATAACCCCAACCGTTTTGACAATACAAGCTACGACAACAACCTTGATCGTTATAACTACGGATACGATGAGTACACCGTAAACATAATGGATTTTGAGTTTGTCAGCGTAGACAACGTCATCTTTGAGAAAAAGACAAGCGCCTACGGAAACATCGGTTTCTACTACAAGGGCACTAAGTACAACGCACCAAGTAATAGCGTATATGACCGCGAGGCTGTATATATGCAGAATGCTACGCTCTACGGAGGTACGTTTATCATTGGAACCAACTATATCTACAACTACGGACTAAAGAAGAATGTACCTAAAAACGTACACGACCTCAGCCGTACACGTATGAGCTATAGCGCCGTTGCAACCAATATCCGTCGGATGATTCCAAAAAGTATGGTCTCTGGAGTCATTGGATTTGCTGACCAGCTTCAACTTTCGCACCTAAAGATTCAGCAAGCGATAGCTAAAGCGAAGCCTGACGGACTCCTTGTCGACATCGAGGGACTTGAGAATGTACAGCTCGGTCGGGGTGGAGAGTTGCAACCGCTTGATATTCAGGACATCTACGAACAAACGGGTGTCTTCTATTATCGCAGTAAGAACCCAGAGGGAGGATTCCAGAACCCACCTGTGCGTCCGCTTGATAATAGCATCCGCAATATCAATGAGCTCATCGCCCTGTACAACCACTACCTGCGTATGATCCGTGATGCTACGGGAATCAACGAGGTGATGGATGGAACGTCTCCCAAAGGAGAGCAGTTGGTAGGTGTGCGTCAACAAGCCCTTGCAGCTGCAAATAACGCCCTCTACGACATTACTAACGCTTCGTTGGTACTGTACCGCCGAGTGTGTGAAGACATCGTTAAATGCCTTCAAATCGTGCCTCCTAAGAGTATTCTGTTCCAAGCCTATGAGAACGCTATCGGCAAGGAGAATATGAAGGTGCTTAGCTCTTTCTCTAACCTTCCGATGTACAACTTCGGGGTACGTGTCGTCAGCGATATGAACGAGGTAGACCGCGCTTACTTGGAGCAGAACATTCAGGTAGCTCTGTCTCAGAGAGAGATTGACTTGGAGGACGCTATCGCTATCCGACAGTTAAAAGATATCGACCAAGCGGAGCGCCTTCTTGTAGTGCGCCGTAAGAAGCGTATCAAGCAACAGCAAGAGATTGCCTCTCAGAACTCACAGATGCAGGCTCAGATGAACCAGCAGACTGCTATGGCTACCTCACAGGGTAAGATGCAGGAGGAGCAGATGAGAGCTCAGCTGGATGCTCAGAAGATTCAGTTGGAATCCCAAGCAAAGGCTCAGCTTATGCAGTTGGAGTATCAGCTTAAGATGCAACTTGAAGACCTCAAGGGACGCTATGGCGTTGCAGAACAGCAAATTGAGTCTGGTGTAAAGCAACAGCTTGAGAAGACGAAGGATGACCGCAAGGATGAGCGTGTAGTAAAGCAAGCCGTTCAGCAGTCAAAGCTTATCAGCCAACGCAAGGGCGACCGTCCTGAGCTGGAGGAACAGACGGACATCGTGGATATCATATTAAATAAATAAGTACTTTTGTGGTGCGTAGCATTGCACCTTGAACCTTTAACCTTTGACAAATGAGCTACTCAAATATCACTAACCCCGCTAACTACCAACTGCAAGCACTTGGTCAGAAGGGTCTTCGTAAAATCACAACAGGCTTCAGCCCTGTAGCAGACGAGTACTACCGCGCTATTGTGGTTGTAAACGATGCTGTTATCACTACTACTTCTGAAGCGGGTGATAACCTTTCTGCTGAAGCTATGATTGCTGGCACTGTCGTT